CTTTTGAAATCCATTTTATGTTCCTTTAATTATTTACTTGCGCCAGTTGCGGGCTTTGCCGGGCGTTTGATTGTACTCATTGGGCTCTTAATTCCTCTTGGATCATTATCCAAGAATGGCTTGAACGGATCAAACGCATCAGGAGTTTTCTTAGCATCATACTGCATATCAATCTTAGAATCTTTTGCTTGCGCTTGAATAGACTTCAAATATGAATCACCATAGTTTTTACTTGCTTCTTTAGCACCAGGTTGTTCTTCTAATTCAGGGTGTAGTAACAATGGATTGTGACTCATTTCATTAGCATAACCTGCTGCCTCACTATTGATGCTGTTATCATAGTCAGATGAAACGACACGAACCATATCAACTTGATAACCTAACAATTGTGCAATCTGTTGAATCATTGGCTCTGTCGCTGGGTAGCGAAATTCTGCTTTAATGATTGTAACACTTTGATTGCTCAAATTAGGAAATCCATATGGATCTTTTTGTATTGGTGTGCTAGTAGGCTCGCCAATTTTAACTGGATCAAACTTCTTTAAGTTGTACTTAAACAAGTCGATAAAGTTTTTATCAACGTCTCCCGCAATTTTAATAGTGTAGTTGTAAGTGTGAACACTCTCTACGATGTATTGTTTTAGGCTCTTCATTTCTTATTCCTATATTCTGTATTTATCATTTATCGTCTGTTTTAGCAGCCAACATCTTAAGCAGTTCATTACGGTCTAAACTCTTACCTTCTCCCAATGGAGTAGCTTCAATTTCTTCGGTTTTTCCTGCGGCTTTTTGATCTAGACCAGCTTTTTTAAGCTGTAAGTCAAGCATTTTTAGCTTCTTGTTAATCTTTGCTGTCTTAGCTGTAATAGCATGTCCTAGCATACTACTAGCACTATTGAATATCTCACTAGCAAAACGACTATCAACTTGCATACCCAAATCCATCAAGTCTTTGTAGCTGTTTGTTGCCATGCTTGCTAACTCATCCATCTCAGTATCAGCTACTTCTAATCCACGTACTTGAGGTAGTGCATTCTCAATCTTTTCTAATGTATTGAGTGCGTCTGTTGTTATTTCTTCAGCCCTTTCAGGCATAGAAATAGTCAAACCTCTAGTTTCATCTTGAGGTAGTTCAAATAGTTCTTCAAGTTTTTTGGTCATGAAAGTATTTATTTACTTTCGTTTACCGTTGTAGAAAAGGTCATCTTCTGTAATGACTCTAAATGTATAGCCTTGACTTTTACAATATGCCATTGCCGCATGCCACTTAGCATGATTAATTGCTACTACCATTCTGTCTTTTGCATTAGCAACTTTGCTTTCAATAATACTTTGTTTCTTTGGTTTAATCTCTACTACTTCTGCTATCTGTTTACCAAACTTGTTTTGATAGACTACAAAGAAGTCAGGAATATAATTCTTGGCTTGTCCTGTAAGTGGATTACGATAGGGAACTGAT